GTCAGCCGGTCCGGTCCAATTTAATTATGGAACGCTATAAATACTAGAATATATTTGGAAAAGATATGTCAGCAAATAACGCAACAATAGTTCAGATTAGACGAGGTAATACGGCACAAACGGCTGCCTATACCGGAGCACTTGCGGAACTTATTGTTGATACAGACCAAAATACAATCGTTGTTCAAGATGGTACCACACAAGGCGGTAACTATCTCATTTCTAAAAGCCAATTCAATGCCAATGTATCTTATCTTTTAGGTATTGATGGTGTTCAAAATACAGCAATTCAAGTAGCAAATACCACAGCAAATAATGCTTCTGCTAATACCATAGCACTTCAAGGTGCAATGACTTCCGCAAACGCCAATATTGTGGCTTTGTTTGCTATTGATAATGCTCAAAACACTAGTATTACTAATACTCTTACATTTGCTAACTCAGCATATAATCAAGCTAACATAGCTTACATTGTTGCCAATAATGCTTATAATTTAGCAAATACAGAATCGAGTTATACTTTTGCCAATGCGGCCTTCAACACCGCCAACTCAGCACAAGCAAATACAATTGCATTACAAGGTGCGATGGCTACGGCCAATGCCAATATTGCTTATATTCTAGCGGTTGACGTTGGTCAAAATACTGCTATCACCAATACCACTACATTCGCTAATGGTGCATATAATACGGCAAATAGTGCTTCATCAAATACTGTAGCACTTCAAGGTGGTTTAAATACCGCTAACGCAAACATAGCGTATATTTTAGCAGTAGATATTGGCCAAAACACCAGTATTACTAACACCACAACATTTGCCAACGGTGCCTATAATACTGCTAACTCTGCTCAAGCTAATACGATTGCACTCCAAGGCGGTCTCAATACTGCTAACGCAAACATAGCGTATATTCTTGGTGTAGATACCAGTCAGAATACCGCAATTACAAATACGACTACTTTTGCTAACGGTGCCTACAATACAGCCAATTCAGCTCAAGCAAACACGATAGCATTGCAAGGTGGTCTTAATACTGCCAATGCTAATATTGCTTATATTCTTGGTGTTGATTTGGCACAAAATACGGCCATTACTAGTGCAAACAATTTAGCCGCTAGTGCAGCTGCCGCAGCAAATACTAAATTACCTTTATCTGGCGGTACTATTACCGGCGATTTAGTTGTTAATGCAAACTTGACAATTACTGGCACAACATTCTATGCTAATACACAATTAGTTGATGTTGCAAATAATAATCTTATTTTAAATGCTAGTGTATCATCAACAACTGCACCAACACAAAACGTATACATTACTATTGACCGTGGTAATCAAGCAAACTCTCAGATTATTTGGTATGAAGCGGCAAAGAATTGGTTGTTATATAACGGAACAACTTCTGATTATGTTGCTACTTATTCAAACATTGCAGCGGTACAAGGCGGTCTTAATACCGCTAACTCAAATATTGCTTACATTTTAGCCGTTCAAGGTGTTCAAAATACTGCAATATCTACCGCAGCATCTAACACAGTTGCTTTACAAGGTGGATTAAACACCGCCAATGCTAATATAGCCTATATTCTTGGTGTAGACTTAGCACAAAATACGGCTATATTATCGGCTTCAGCAAATACCATTGCTTTGCAGGGTGGGTTGAATACTGCTAACGCCAACATAGCATACATTCTTGGTGTCGATATTGGACAAAATACAGTCATTACCAACACAACCACATTTGCTAATGGCGCATATAATACTGCCAACTCAGCACAAGCCAACACAATAGCACTACAAGGTGCAATGACATCAGCTAATGCAAATATTGTTGCTTTATTTGCTATTGATGTTGCACAGAATACTTCAATTACAAATACAACCACTTTTGCCAACGGTGCTTATAATACTGCTAATAGTGCGTCTGCTAATACAATAGCACTACAAGGCGGATTGAATACTGCTAATGCTAATATTGCCTACATTTTGGCGGTAGATATTGGTCAAAATACGGCCATTACTAATACGACAACATTCGCTAATGCGGCTTATAATACTGCTAACTCTGCACAAGCAAACACCATAGCATTACAAGGTGGACTCAATACCGCTAATGCTAATATTGCTTATATTCTTGGTGTTGACTTATCACAAAATACAGCAATTCAAGTTGCAAACAATACTGCCAATATTGCTAATGCTCGAGCATACTCAACAGTATTAAAATCTGGCGATGCGATGACCGGTTCTTTACAAATTACTGGTTCAACATCAAACGTAATTGTTCAACAAAGTTCTGTTGCTGGTGATATTGCAAATACTTTTGCTCATGCCTATACCATGGGATTGTTTACTGCAAATACTGACCAGTCAACTCAAGTCGGTATTCAAAACTTTGCCAATACAGCAAACTCATCTGCTGACTTAGCATTATATAATAACTTAGGTACTGATACCAATAACTTTATTGATATGGGTATCACAAGCACATCATACAATGTCGCATTAAATGGATTTACTGCTGCTCAACCTGGTGATGCTTATCTGTATTCAAATGGTGTAAACCTCTTAATTGGTACACAAACAGTAGGTAAAAATTTAAAGATATTTGTTGGTGGTTATAATTCATCAAACGTTGCTGCAACTTTTAATGCTCCAAATACTGCATCATCTTCAAATACTACTGGTACTTTAAGTGTTACTGGCGGTGTTGGTGTTACAGGTAATGTATACTCAGATAGAATTTACACCAACGGATTATATTACGCTGCCAATGGTAATCCAATTTCTACGGGTGGTGGCACAGTCACACTAAGTGATTCCGTCACATCAAATTCATCCGCCAATGCGGCTACTTCTAATGCTGTTTATATTGCCGTATCAACTGCGTTGGCTTTCTCAATTGCGTTAGGATAAAAAATGGCAACAATTACAAATAGAGCAGCTTTTACAGATTATTGTAAGCGTAGATTGGGTTATCCAGTTATTGATATCAACGTAGATGATGACCAAGTAGATGACCGTATTGATGATGCTTTGCAATATTGGCAAGATTATCACTTTGATGGCCTACAAAAAGTTTATTGGATTAAAAAAATCACACAAGAAGATGTGGATAACAAATATCTTGATGCCACATCTGCGGTAGATTCGGCAAATAATACATTAGAAATTGCTGGTGTAACTCGTATATTTCCGCTTTCAGATTCACAAGCAAGCGTTAATATGTTTGACTTGCGTTATCAATTACGCTTAAACGAATTATATGATTTTACTTCTGCCTCATATATTAACTATACATTAACTCAACAACATTTACGTTCATTAGAGATTATGTTTACTGGTGAAGTTCCTATTCGTTTTCAAAGACATATGCAGAGATTGTATATTGATTGGGCATGGGGTTATGATGTTAATGTAGGTGATGTGGCAATTTCTGAATGTTATGCACTCATTAATCCAGACACTTTCAATTTGGTGTGGAATGACCGTTGGTTAAAAGAATATGCTACCGCTCTCATTAAGAGAAGTTGGGGTGCCAATATGAAGAAGTTTGGTGGCCTACAATTACCTGGTGGTGTAACCTTAAATGGTGAAGATACCTATAATGAAGCTGCAGCAGAAATTGAAAGACTTGAAAAAGAAATGGAAATGAATTACGGTGCCCCGTTGGAATTTTTCATGAACTAACATGGCAACTTCTCAATACTTCAACAACTATGCGTCACTCAGCGAACAAAGGTTAATTGAGGACCTAATAACAGAATCCATTAGAATTCAAGGATTTGATTGCTACTACCTACCCAATGATAATGACCAAGCTCGTGATTTATTATTTGGTGAAGATCCAGTTAAAAAGTTTCAATCAGCATTTCAATTAGAAATGTATCTTTCTAATGCTACCGAATATGGTGGCGAAAAAGAATTCTTCTCTAAATTTGGTTTAGAAATTAAAAATAATGTTCAAGTGATAGTTTCTAAGCGTGCCTTCTCACAAAGAGTTCCACAAAATACTTTTACCAGACCCCGTGAGGGCGATTTAATTTATATTCCGTTTCTTAATGGTACTGGTGAATTGTTTGAAATTAAATTTACAAATCAAACAAAAGACTTCTTTATGTTAGGTAGAAAAGTTCCATATTTCTATGAGTTAGAAATGGAGAAATTCAAATACTCACAAGAAATTATTTCTACTGGTGTTGCTGCTATTGATTCTGTTGTTACGGATTCTGCTTATACATTGCATCTGAATACAGGTGCAGGAACAGGAACATATGCAATCAACGAAATCGTATACCAATCTTCAGATTCAACATATGCAAACGCTGCTACTGTTGCTGTTGTTCAGTCCTGGATTCCTTCTTCTAACACACTTTCTGTGTCCAATATTGCCGGCCAATTTATTAACAATCAACTCATTATTGGACAATCTAGTAACGCAAGATACACATTGACTACATTTGATCCGTTAAATAATCCGGCTAATAAAGAAAATTATGATAATGCTTATATTCATTCTTCAGCAAATTCTATTATTGATTGGAGTGAAAGTAATCCGTTTGGTAACATTTAAAGTATAAATAAGTATAGGCCACGATATTATCAATATCCGCCTATTCTAACATTATACGAGAATGCCAGCATGAATATTTATTACACTTATGCTTATATAAGAAAAAATGGAACACCATATTATATTGGTAAAGGAAAAGAAAATCGAGCTTGGACTAACCATAAAATACACGGTATAATTACTCCAAAAAATAATAACAGAATAGTTATATTGGAATCCAATTTAACTGAGATTGGCGCTTTGGCTCTAGAAAGAAGAATGATTAAATGGTGGGGACGAAAAGATTTGGGTACCGGTATTTTATATAATAAAACAGAAGGTGGAGAAGGAACTTCAGGATATTCACATACAAAGTTATCAAAAATAATTATGAAAGAATATAAAATTAATAAACCTTTATGTAAAACCCATTGCAATAATATTTCAAAAAGTCTTATTGGTAATACCAGAGCTCTAGGTCATAAACACACAAAAGAAACTTTATTAAAAATTAGTAATTCAAATAAAGGTAAAAAAAGAAGTAAACAAGTAAAACAAAATATAAGCAATTCTTTAATAGGAAAAAATTATATTGATTTACATGGTGAAGAAAAAGCAAAAGAAATTAAAAATAAATTAAGTTTAAGTAAAAAAAATATGCCTCAAAAAACTTGTATACATTGTGGAGTCACAGGAAAAGGCAGTAATATGACCAGATATCATTTTAATAATTGTAAAAAGAAGATATAATGGCCAACACATATTATCCTCGTATCATTCGTAAACTCGTTGTAGGTTTTGGTAACCTATTTGACGATATTACTTTGGTGCGTTACAATCCAGACCAATCAGAAGCAGAACGTTTTATTGTTCCTATTGCTTATGCAACTAAAGAAAAGTATGTTCAGCGTTTAGAAGGTGATGCCAACTTAGATAAAAAAGTTCAGATGACTTTACCTCGTATGTCATTTGAAATGTCTGGTTTATCATACGATGCTTCTCGTAAACAAAATACCAATATTAAAAACTTTAGTAATGCTTCTGGTACTGTAAAATCTCAATATAATCCTGTTCCATATAATTTTGATTTTTCACTTTACGTTTATGTGCGTAATGTGGAAGATGGTACACAAATTATTGAACATATTCTTCCATACTTTACACCAGACTATACTATTAAATTAAACTTAATACCTGAGATGGGTATTATCAAAGAAGTGCCTGTTGTTCTTAACAGCACATCTTATGATGTAGAATATGAAGGCGTTAGAGATTCCGACCCACGATTAATTATTTGGACATTAAACTTTACAGTCAAAGGATTTATTTTTGGTGCTTCTAGTGGTCCTGTTAGTTTAATTAAAACTTCAATTACTAATATTCTTAATGATATTTCTGTTAATGATAATGTAGTTTTGAATACCGCCAATACTGGTGTAGGCCAATATCAAGTTGGTGAATTTGTCTATCAAGGTTACTCAATGAATACCGCAGTTGCTACAGGTAAAGTAGTTGCTTTCATTAATAATAAATTAACTTTAACAAATATTAATGGTAATTTTGTATCATCTCAACCTATTATTGGCCAAACAACTAATGCCAATTATGCCTTCACTTCTTATCAAGTTCAACCTTTGAATTATTCACAGATTGTTATTACGCCTAATCCAAATACGGCAAATGCCAATAGTGCTTATACATACACAGTCAATGTAGCTGAAACACCGCTGATATCAAACACTTATCCAAAAGTTTAAATTATGTTAATTGGCCAAGGCATTAAGATTGGTAGTGGAATAAACATCACTCCAGATGTAACTTCTGGTATTGTTACTAATGGATTAATTTTAAATCTTGATGCTGGAAATACATCAAGTTATCCCGGTTCTGGCACATCATGGACAGATTTAAGTGGCGCAGGAAATAATTTTTCATTTTCATCTGGTGATGCAACATTTACAAGTGCAGGTAATCAAAGTTATTTTTATTTTGGAAACATTGCAACAGGCGGTAATATATTACCAGCAACAGCATACACTAAAGTAGCAATATTTAAAGTTGCTGGTTCATATGCCAATATTATCTCTGGCGGAAATACAGGAAATGACCATGCGTTTTGGGGTGCCGGCACACAAA